GAAGCAGCAAGCTTTCGCGGCTCAGTAAACGTAGCCTCGTAATCAATGTCAACAGACACTGTAATAGGAAACACTGTAGCATTGGAAAGATTCGAACAAAACAGAGCAATATAGGTCTGTTCTGTCGGATTTGATGCCGCATCACCACGATAAAGATCATCACCGACAATCGGCGCTGCTCGGCCATTAATGGCCTTAATATCGAACGGCATAGAAACCTGAACGGCGTTGTTGTTCGCAAAACCCTGAACACCACCACGTCCACCATTGATAAACGCCTTCGCAACAAGTCCGTTTTCAATCAAAGTCGTATAAGACGAAGGAAGCGTGCCATCGGGAGAAATAGCAATCCCGACCATACCGCACTGCTTAGAATCATCACTAATAAAAGTTGCAGTGACTTTAGCCTTAGTGACTGTATAATGCTCATAAAGAAGCATCAGCTGATCAAAACCCATAGGTTGATGACCAGTTCCTGTGATGTTTGGGTCATAAAGACCATTCGCTGAAAAAGCGTAATAACCAACCACACCGGCACCTGTTGACGTAAGAGGAACAATGTCACTATACATCAAGTGAGAACGATGTTTAACACCCACAACAGGAGGACGAACAAAAATGTTCATTGGGCGAAAGTTATACATCCTAGAAGGAGCATACTTCACCAAAGGGTTGCCCTGATTCTGCGCAACCTTAGAAGCGGGACGACGCTTAACAACCTTTTTACGTCGCGAATTCGCGGTCGAAGTAGGATACATGCGAGGCATGTCTAAATCTGCGCGCTGTTGTGCTCGTTGTTCGAAAGAACCGTAAAGAGGTTTGCCGTAGTAGTAACTAGGCAATAATTATATATCTACGATATAAGTTTTTTTAAAATAATATTAATTATTCATTTAATTAATTCATATATTAATATATACACACACAATATACTAGCAATGCAAGCACGAAACCACTGCTTTACGCTTAATAATCCTGGGGAGGGTGATGAAGCTACAGTGCTGGCTTTTCCGTGTAAATACATTGTATTCGGACGCGAAAAAGGGGAGGAAAAAGGGACTCCACATTTACAGGGCTATATCGAGTGGGGAGCGCAAAAGCGTCTCGAGGCCCTTAAAAAGCTACATCCTAAAATTAGTTGGAGAGCAAGACTCGGAACGGCTAAACAAGCCTCCGATTATTGCAAAAAAGGAGAACAAACCCATGAAGAATGGGAGCATGGCAGAGACCAAGGAGCCAATTTCGGAAAAAATGCCTCGTTTGTTGAAAGGGGGACTATGTCTAGTCCTGGGAAGCGTAATGATCTCTTCGGCTCTGGCGCGGGTGCGCTAGATGTAATTGCTGAAGCTATACACGAAGGAGCAACATTAGAAGACATAAACCGCGATTACACCGCTACGTTTATTAGATTTCATCGAGGAATTGAAAAAAGCATCGATCTTATGCAATCGCATCGATCTTCGCGACCAATTGTGCGCTGGCGCTATGGTAAGACCGGAACCGGTAAATCGTATAAGGTTAGAAAAGAATTTCCAAACCATTATGAAAAGAACCATACGAAATGGTGGGACGGTTATATCCAACAAGAATGCATACTTGTCGATGATTTCGATGGACTATGGCCCTTTCGTGATTTCCTACGTCTATGTGACGAAGGATACTACCAGGGCGAAACTAAAGGCGGTCACGTTAAAATTAACTCGCCTTATATATACATAACTTGTTCATATCCACCTTGGGAGGTTTTCCTGGTGCCTGATGATTTAGATCAAGTTATGAGACGCTTAGAGAGCGTTATGCTCGTTAAAGGCTGGGACGACGAGGAACTCGTTACGAGGCCTACGAGCATTTAAAGCGAGATTACATCTCTTTTTTTGTGTGTGTCAGAGGTTTATGGGGTGTGTCAGAGGTTCCGCAACGCTAAATCTCTTACCCATAAGACTTAATCTCTGTTTAATACCCACCACATCATTATATTCTGGGTGTGTCAGAGGTTGAGGGTAATACTAACACCTCAACCTTCCTCCTACACGGAATAAACACACTTTTGATCCATGTCTAGACATGGTGTTATTCCTCCACCTTGCTAATGCGGCCGGGGGCCTTTTAGCAAGGCAGAGCCCCCGGCCACATCAGCAAGGCAGATGAATAACACTGGGTCCCAGCGTAGCCGAAGTCTAAAAAAACTCTAAGAATACCGCAATAAAGCGTGAGCGCGTGCTCTTGATCGTTAATACCTTCTTGAATAAGAGAGGCCATGCATTCTTAGGAAGCAGCAAGCTTTCGCGGCTCAGTAAACGTAGCCTCGTAATCAATGTCAACAGACACTGTAATAGGAAACACTGTAGCATTGGAAAGATTCGAACAAAACAGAGCAATATAGGTCTGTT